TCCTCAACAGCCGCAGTTTCCTCAAAACCAGTTTCCTCAACAGCCGCAGTTTCCTAAAAATCAATTTCCTCAACAGCAGCCGCAGGGTGGAGGAGCTGTTTTTAATCAGCTTATTCAGGAACAGCAAAATCAGGCGCTAATGGGGCAGGGAGGGGCTTTGGGAAATTTGTTTCAGAATTTAGGGAACCAGGTCCCAGGTGATTTTATCCAAAAAGGGATGAAACTAGGGCTGAATGGACAGCAAATACAAGCGCTTTATGCTGAAGAGCAGCAAAGACAACAGAGCAGTCAAATGGAAGCGCAGCAGCAAAAGCAGCAAGAGACTTTGGAGAATTTACAGCGTTCTCAGGAGACTTTGAAATTGGTATGGGGGAATCAGTTTGACCAAAATGTAGGGGTTATAACTCGATATATTGAAAGCCAGACCCCGCAGATGGGAGATGTAAAAACCAGGACGGAGGAGATAAAAAGGGCTGTTACTGACATTTTAATTAATCCGGTGATGGCAAAGAATATGCTGGGGTTAATTCAGCAACAGACTCCGCAGGGCCCTCAAAATATGCCTCAAGGTCCTGTTCCGGGGCAGGCGCCACAGATGCCGGGGAGTGTTAATCAGTACGGACAGCCGGACGGAGGGGGGAATAACTTCCAGCAAAATTTTGCAAGGTGGCAACAAATGATGCAGCCTGGCGGGGCTTTATATTCCAATGATCCTCATGTGAGGCGGCAGGCAGAGAGGGAATATGACATATTGGCCCGTAACTTAGCGCAAGCTGAGTCAACAAACCTTCTTTTACAGCAGCAAAACCAAGAACAGCATCAGGGTGGGTTTTTGGGAGTTGGATAAAAAGGTTAAGGCAAAAGCCTTGAACTTTTAGGATTTGTTCTTTTTTTTCTTTTTTTCAAAAAAATCTTTGATATTTTGTGGGTATGGCATTTATTGCTCCACATACTCAGATACTTCACTGGAGATTCAAAAACGAATTCCTTTATTCTCCTTGCCAAAAAATGGCTCGGTTCGCTAATCGTTGTGCGACTGAGATTGTGCAGGGGGATAATGATTTTCAAAATATAGAGCCTCAGGTTGATGGAGTTGACTACGACCCTACTGACTTGACGACTAAGTACCGACCTTTACCTTTTGTGAATTGGGCTTCTGAAAGGGTTGGCTTTAGTAAATGGGGGCACACTTGGAACTATGCAATCCCTACGGAGGATTTGAATTCCATACTCCCGTCATTTAAAACTACTTTGGCGAACAGGGCCCGGCAGTCTTGGGAGCGGTTTCTTGACAGAGTTATGGCAGGCGCTTGTGATCTTAAGCGGGTTACTGTTAATGCGACCCAACCGGGTCGTTTGGCAACTGGGGATTTAGTGAAAAGCAATCTGCCTGATAAATTTCGTTATATTAACAAAGACCCAAAAGCTAATAACAAAGGGCTTCAGCCTTTGGATGTTAATCTTTTAAAAGTAATGGCAAAAACTTTTTCTGCTGCTGAGGTGATGGATTACAACACAGGGATGGCGGCTAATCCGGTTTGTGTAGCTCGGCATGAGGTTATTTATGGGCTTCTTGATGACAATCAGTATATTAACCGGGATTTCGCCTCTTTGCTTCCTCTTCAGAGAGGAGAGTTTAATCTTTTTATGGGTTTTGAGTTTATAAAAACCGCAATGGTTGATGCTTTGGATTTCCCAGCTACTTATGTGGCAGGAACAAAAACGGCAATTACAAGCACAGCTACTTTCAGTGCAGCCGGGAATCAGCGGGCAAAGATAACTGGCGCAGATGCTAACAGGATTTTGTTTTGTCACCCAATGCAGGCTTTTGCTAAAGGGATATATCCGCAAGCAGGTTATATGCATGTATGGCAAAATCCCGGGCGTGGTGGGGCTTTTGAGTATTACATGAAGCAGGTATTAGCTTATAAAAGAAAGCAAAATGAGTATTTAAGGGTTGCTTATGTGAAGCGGGATGTTGACCCCGCGGCTGCGCCTCCTCGGCAAGCAGGCCAGCAAGCTCTTAACACTCGATACGAAACTAACAAAGCCCGCAATGCTGGTTGGAACTTCGCTCTTAAAGGCCCAAGTTAAGATGAATGAACAAAACAGTCTTAGCAAATCTTGTCTGGTCTCATTTAGGCCAGGAATTCACAAATCTTAACGACAATTCGTTAGAATCCAAAATTTTAAATCAGGTTTTTGATTCGGCAAAAAGGACTATTATTCTAAAAGTAGCTCCTGAAAGCTTTACTATGCCTTTTATTCCTTCTCGACTGGATCCTCAGCCGGCAGAAGGGGACGCTTTTTTTGGCTGGCAGATTTTTAATTATCCGGTGGAATTAATTCAGTTATACAAAAAGCCGAATTTTAATCCGTTAACCGGAGCTTTAGGGATAGACCCTACACAAAGCATAATGAGAGCTGCTTATTCTAAAGAATTAAACCGAAAGATTTTAATTTATTCAGGTTCAGACACTCAGCCTGTGAGGGAAGGGATTATTGATGTTCCTTTAGAGCTGTGGAATGACCAGATTGCAGAGACTTTGGCTTTGTATATAGCCTGGATGCTGTCTCCTTCTGTTCAGCAATCTGTACAAAAAAGAAAGGATTTAAAAAGAGAATTTGAGCAGTCTAAAATGGAAACTATTTCAATTAATAATTTTGAGGGAGATAAAGAGCCTTTAATTCAGCAGAGTTCAGTGACTAACATTATTGATTTCAATCAGGATTTTAACTTAAATTTTTATCTGGATAATGTTTTATAATAGTCAATGGAACACTTACAAAAGTCTTTTGCCAGGGGGATACTTTCTCCTAACAGCTTAACTAGGGTAAACATTCCGGGTTATGATGAAGCGGCCAGAGAATTATTTAATATCCATATAGGGCGTCAGGGAGAAGCCTACAAAAGAGGCGGTCTTGCTATAATGGCAAGACTTCAACAAGCCCCTGTTCGGCTTATTCCATTTAAAACTTCAGAAGGCCCTTTTCTTATAGCTTTTACGGGGGATAGGATAACTTCTGAAATTTCAAGTGAGATTGAGAATTCAGAATCCATTTTTGTTTTTTCTGTAAAAGATTGGCAAATAAAAGAACAGGGATTGGATTTTTCTCCCGCAGATTTTTTTTCTGCAAAAACAGTAAGAGTTTACGGAAGCGGCACTGAAAGAAATATCGATATTTGGGCCCCTTATTGGCAGAATGTTCGGAGTGGATTAACCAAGGAAGAGCTTTTGAGCATGGATTATGCTCAGCTCGGCAATGTCATTGTCTTTTGCGGGGAAAGCTTTCCTCCTTTTGTAATAAGAAAAGAGGGTGATGAGTTTGTTTATTATAGAAATTTTATGGATATGCTTGTCAATGGAGATCAGAGTGAAAACAAGCAGAAGTCTTTAGAAAAAGCTATCAAGACATTGCCTTTTAATTTTTATGGGTATGGAATAAAAATTTACAGAAGTGATTTTTATGAGGATAGAAATTATGAAGGCTTTGTTGGGAATTTGACTCTTAAAGAAAACTATGACCAGGAAGGCTTATCAAAAAGAAATTTGCAGCATTGGACAAACAGGGCTTTTGTAGTAAGTACATTTGAAGAGTCGGAAGCTCAGGAAGAGAACGCCGGAATTAAGATTTTTGGTGGAATAATAAAGAAGATAAAAATCACATCAAGAAGTGATCCTACTCAGTATGAAATAAGCGGGTTTGTGAAAAGCTTGGACGGCTCTTCTGATGTAAAAAATCAATGGACAGAAGCAAAAAATCCTAACTTACATTTGTGTGATTGGAGCGAAAAGCTTGGCTGGCCTGTCAGTGTTTCAGTGTTTGAAAACCGATTTGTTTTTGGGGGAAACAGTGCGTATCCTTCTAAAATATGGTATTCAGCTCAGCCTTCTGTTCAAAAGGTCCAAAAAGGCACAAAAGAGATTATCAGTTACGCAACGGCTGAGGATGGAGAAGAGACTGATAGAGTTCAAAGCCGCACAGTACAGCCTATTACTCAGGCTTTATATTTTGAACAAACTGATTTTTTTTCTATAGACTTATCAGCTACGGGCCTTTTGCCTTTACAGCCGGCGACCCCGGGGAATCTTTTTATAAATGACAATCTTGGCTTTAAAATTCTTTGGATAAGAGGAGGAGAGGTTTTATTTGTTGGGACAGATATTGGGATATTTACAAGCAGGGGGACAATTGTGGATTCAAGTAACCCTGTTCCGTTTAATAGTGGCTTTCAAAGGCCGGTGGAAATTCCTGTTAAAAGAGTATTGCCTATTATAATTGATGAAGCCTTGCATTTTATTAGCCAGGATAATTCTTTGCAGGTACTTGATCCAAGGGGAGAAAGAAGAGGATTTACTACCCAGACATTGGATAATTTCAGTAGAGAAACCGTCAGAGATGTTTGGATACGCTCTCGAATAAGCAAGTTTTTGCCAACCCAAAATATAAATGCAAACCCTTCTTATAATCCTCAGTTATCTGTTAATACGGCTGAACTTATAAAAAACAAAGACATTCCAGTAAAGCCGTGGACAAAGATTGCAGGAAGCAAAACTGAAGGAATTGTTTTCACAGAGGCGGAAGGCGAAAGTGAGCCTGTAAACATTCCAGCAGTAGGAGCAGAGTTCGCTGATGCTCCGGCTGTATCAAGGGAATATGATGGGTCAAGAGTAAAGACTTCAGCTTTTAATAGGCCGTCATTTGGCTTAGAGGCTGGTGGCACTTTTAGTGGAGATTATCGCTTTAGAGCGGATGAAGAGGATTTATTAGACGCTACTTCTAGGGGAACCTTGGATGATTCACAAGTTGAATTGGATGCTGATTTTTATATTGATCCGGATAATGGCACTTTAAAAAATGTCCAATTTGAATGGGCTAACAGAGAGACAGAGTTTAATGAGATTTGGGATAGAAACGAAGTTTATATGTTAGCTTCTAGTTCGGAAGCTGAGTTTAATAAAGGAAATTTTATCGCTTGGCGACTTCTTCCTGAAGCAGGCTTAAACAATGAAATAAAAAACGCTGTTCCTTTTGCGAGGTTTGGGACTTATAAGGTGAATTTAAATGTTTCGGGATTAGTATTTTTTAGGTCAACATTTACCAGGCCGATAAGTGACAGTTCCGGAACTGTTACCTCAGGATTTCTTAAATATCAAGTGGCGGGGAATAATGTCAATTTTAATGATTTAGTTAAAGCAGGAGCAACCCCTTTATTTCAGCAATACGCAAAAATGGTGGGAGATAAAACAAATGGATTAATAGCTTCTGAAGACGCTTCTGAATTAAAGCTTTATAGATATGCAGTTGCTGGAAATAATATCACAATAACAGAGCTTCGGAAGGTTGGAAATATCCCGAAGTTAAGAGATTTTGTTATTGCTGGAAATAATGCTGGCGGGGTGATTTTTGGAGGCGAAGCTGCTGATACTGTTCAGGACAAGTTTTATAAATATGCAGTTGCTGGAAATAATATAACACTCACGGAATTAGAAAAAGAAGGCGATCCTGTCTCTGGGCTAAAAGAGGCAGGAATAGGGGGGTCTGGCACTCAAGGGGTTATTTTTGGGGGGAGAGATAATTCAGGAAATAGAAAAAATGATTTTTACAAATATGTAGTGGCTGGGAATAAGGTAATGATAACAGAGTTAACTGCGGATGGGGTTATTCCTGAGCTATATGGAATTGGTATGTATGGCTCTGACGCAAGAGGGGTTATTTTTGGAGGAAGGACGGGGGTGACTCAGTTTAATTATTATTTGTATGTAGTGAATGAAGATGAGGTTAAAGTTTCTCAAATGACAAACACTAATAATGCAATGGCGAGATATGGTATGAATTTTATTATTGATGTTTCTGGTGGAATAATGTTTGCAGGGCATCCGTCTGCTGTAAGTAAAAGATTTGATGGGTTTAATTTTATTGCTGAAGCAACAGCAGGCTCTCCTTTAGTTTTAGAAAATGAAGAGATTGAAGAGAATATATATCCAGTTTTTAACAGTAACACCAGGCTTCTTTTTGACTGGTCCAGAAGAATACTTTTTTTAATCCGGGAAGGGGCCCCGTATCTTGCTTATGCCAAAAACAAAGAAACAGGCGTAATGGGGTGGTCCAGAGGAGACATGAAAATTCAAGACGCTGTATTTATGAATGGCCTGCCTTTTCGTCCTCCTGAGATTTTTTCTACTCTTTTTGGAATAAGAGGAAATAATATCGTAATGCTTTCTCAGGGATTACATTCTTATAAAGAGAATTTTATTAACAGTCTTCCTAACGGAATTGATGATTTTGTGGTAATCAAAAAAACCTCAGAATCCATTGATTTAGGGATTTTAAAAATAAGCCTTAGAAGAATGGGGTTTAATGATGATGATTTGGTTTGGATCGGAACTGATAAAGGATTAATCAAGGGAGGAAAATGCAAAGTGTCAGAGCTGAATGAGGTAATTAACGGGATTGACGGAAAAGGCTTTATTGTGGGAAAACCTTTTGGGTTTCATTTAAAAACCTGGCCTCCATTAAAGCAGGGAAGAATGTTTGCAAAGCAGGAAAATATTACTCAGATTGTATATAATGCCATAAAAAATTCAGAATTTTTGTTAAATAATAACTATGTGTACGACAAAGAAAATCCGCACTCTAATGCGGAAATTAACGGAAATGAGTTTATTAAACAGGTTTCTCAAAGTAAGATGGATTATGATCCAATGCTTGAAATAAAAGGGGACGGCCCCTTTCCTTTTGCAATTAGTGGATTTGTTTTAAGTATTCCTTAAGGAAATAGTATGGCGAAAATTTTAGGTTCTGGAATAGATTTTGATTGGGCTGCGGCAGGGATTGGCTTGTTGAATATCTTAAAAGATTTTGAGCAAGATAATGTAAAAAGAGCAAGAGTCAGACAGAGAGAACAGTTTAATCAGGCTCTTATTAAGATACAGAAAAACGCATTAGGCTCAAAGTTTGCAATGGAAAATTACCAAAATTTAATGCAGGAAAATGTGGCATTGGGAGTTTATGCTTCAAGTTTATCTAAAAGTCGTATTGGGGTAGCTGGCACAGCCCCTCCGGGAATAACAGCAATACAGACACAATATCAGCAGCAAAGAGATGTTTTGTTGTTGCAGCAGACAGAGCAGTTGGCGAAGTTGCAGTTAAGCGAATTGTCTTCTGAATTAACAGAAAAAGCTCATAGAGAAAAAACAACATTAACCAGGTTGGGCGGGATGGTTAATCAATTGGATGATATATTTGGAGACTCTATTTCAGGTTTTCTGAATTTTTTCAGGACTGATGACAGTGATCATGTTTTTCGTGACATAGGTAGAGCTGATGATTATGAGACGAAAAGTTTTGATATAGGGGTATAAATTGGCTGTAACAGACCCATATAAATTAAGCAAAACCACAAGCCCAAGGGTATCAAGTGCCGGAGTGGGGATTTCTTCAGCTCGTCCGCAGGATGATTTTTTGGGAAAAAGCCTTGGGTTTGTTGAGAAAATTTTAGATCAATTAAAGCAAGGGAACGAAAAGGAATGGGCAACAAACGCTAATCTGGCCGGGACTGAGTTTAACAATGATCTTTCTAATGAAATTTACAGGATACAGAATGACCCCAGTGAAAAACAAAAACAGAATCTTCCAAGCTATTGGAAAAGCTTTGTTGAAAAAAAGACATTACATTATTTAAAGAAATATGGCGGGGATATTCAGCTAAGAGATAGATATTCCAAAATGCTGGCGGTATCTATAAAAAGCAAAATAACAGCATATAACAGGCCCGTACAGCTTTTATGGAACCAGTTAGCTTCAGAGTTTAACAAAGAACAAAACGGAAAGCTTTTTCAGGGGATTTCCAATGATACACTTAAAAATCCAGAAAACACAGAAAGAAACATTTACAAAAAGCTTTCTGTAATTAACGGAAAAATCATTGGCAATCCTAATCAGGCTTACACCTCCCGGTGGGACAGATTGACCTTTTTGCAAAGTCAAAAGGATTTGTCAGATGTTAAAATAAAGGAAAGTGGAGACTTGGGAGGATTGACGATTTTTGCCAAGCAAAAGTTTTTTGAGAAAGAATTAAGAAATCGGCAAAAAATTCAAAACTATTTAGTTCAGCAAAAGCAAGAAGAGGAAGCTGTTTTTGGAGAAATAGGGGCTTTTGTGAGCGGGAGTTTTTATTCTGGGCATGAGTCATTGGCGAATGAAATAAAAAATTTGAATGAAAGCAAAATACAGGAATTTTATTCAGAAGAAAACCCAAGCGCATCAATGCAAGAGCTGTTGGAGGATGGGGCTGAGTGGAAAATAAGAGCAGAAAAGGAAGCTGCGAACATTAAGAACAAGGCTGGAAAACTTATGGAAAAGTTTGGAGGATATTTTAATGCTTCTCAGAGACAAAAGGTTTTGGACAACATTGATAAAACTAAAGAAAAGTTTTTAAAGCAGGAAGAGGAAAAAATAAAAAATTATATTAAGTTTTATAAAGCTAACAGGAGAGCTACTTATGAGCAGATGCTGAACGCTTATCAGAGCGGAAGGGTTTTTGACAGTGGGGATGACTATAAAGATAAGGTGGAAGCTGCAAATGATATTATCAGTAATCAAAATACAATGATAACAAACGCCAGTAAATTGGTATTGGATAAAGATTCGGCTGGGGAACCTATTGGGTTGGGCTTTGACGGAGAAACTTATGATAATAATAGGCTGAAAAGAGTAGATATGACAGAAAAATTTCATCAGGTTGGAGTGGGGAAAATAATATATGATCCTATTACAGAGAAAGCGGGCTTGACAGAGAACACTTATGCAAAATTGGAAAAGGTTGGGATTTCAAGAAGTGTTGTGGATGAAGTGATAAATACTCCTTATTTTAATCAAATGGAGTTAAAAAGATTTTTGGAAAATCGGCCTGAAGATCAGGAAACAAATAAGAAGATTGCTAATGCATTTGAGATTGTTCAGAAAAAAGATGGCTATGCGGTATATTATCGTAATTTTGGGCAAGCGCTTTTGTCTAATAAAAAGCATAAGCATTTGTATGGTATTTATTTGAAAAATAAAATGAGCTTTGGAAGAGCTACGCTTAATGTAAAGCAAGAGCAAAACTTTCAATCTTTGGTTAGCGGAGCGGTAAGCGATCCGACTAATATGGATTTACTTCCATACAGGGCTAGAAAGGCTTTAGGGTTGGGAAAAATAAATTTTAATCAGTATCAGCAGATTGTAAATTTTGCTTCTAATAATGCTTTTCCGGGATTGTCTCAGGAGGCCAAAAAAATAGTTCAGCCAGGAATTAAAGTTATTGATAAAATCATAAAAGCTCAGGCGGGAAAAGCTTTGATGCCTTTAGAAGAATGGTTGGATCAGCTTTCGGTTCCTCAGATAAAATTAAGACGAAAGATATATGATTATATTCTTATGATGTCAAGGTATTATCAATCCAAAGAAGAGATTTTAATAAAGCAGGGGACAACAGTCAGAGAAAAGGTTGATGAATTGGTAAATAGGCTTCAGGATGAGACTATTAAGGGCACAGTTAATTTAAAACATGGGGGAAGAGATAATTATTATAAAGTTCCCATGTTAAGATTTAAAAATTTAGGAGCAAAAGGGGAAAATCAATCTGAAGATTTGTCTATTGAGCCAATGGAAATCCTTCTTAAAAAATGGAATAAAGCTAAAGCTTCTGGAAATTCTTCTGAAATTATTAACATTTCTAATGAGTTAAAAAAAAGGCAAGTTAACAGAAAGCAAGAGGTTAAATGATGGCTAATGAATTAGGGAAAGACAAAATTGAAAGAGTAATCCCGGCTGAAGAAAGCGCTGAGACTTTACCTTTTGAAGAAAATTCAGAGATGAAATGGGATAAATATCGGTCTGAAAAGCCGGACCTGATTGATCAGGCTTTGCCTTTGGAAGAGGAAGAGGCGCCTGTTGTTCCTTTTAATCAGGACAATGAAGTGGCTTTAAGTGCGCAAGATGATGCGCAAGAATTTATCGAAAGAGGAGACGCTGCTGCTGAAGATTATTACCAGAACACCCCGGAAGGCCAGGCTATTGTTCAAAAGCGAAAAGACAATCAAAAAAAGATGTCTGGGTTAAATTATTATGATCAATCTAAAAAAATAGCCAAGTATCTGACAGGAACTGACAATATCCCATTGGCTCTTTTGACTCTAAAAAGCGGACAGCCTTTGAATTATTGGCTGGGCAAAGTCGCCTTTACTTCCGCGCATGATACTGTTCGTAATGTTTTGCAAGCCGGAGCGGATATCACTAACGGAGCTTTTTCAGTCATGGAAGGAATGTGGGATTGGATTGGAGAGCAGGAAAAAAAGTTTGATGAGAAGGTTTATGGCATAAAGACTGAACCCAAAAAAGCAGAATTAGCCAGGGTGCCAGTGCCGGAGTTTGATTTTGTACCTGAAGAAATGCGGACTCCTTCAGTGGAATTAGCTTCTAATTTGATTGAAATTATCGGTCCTATGGTAGGCGCAAGCGCAGCCCTTGGAGGGTTCAGGGCTGTGCAGGGCTCTACTAAAGCCAAGAAAGCATTGGATTTATTAAAGCAGACAGGAAAAGAAGCAGGGCTGGCCGGGGGTGTGGCGTTTGTTGTTTTAGACCCTGACGAAAAAAATATCGCTGATTTTTTTAACAAGTATCCTTTTTTAAAAAATCCAATAACTGAAGCATTAGCCAGTGACGAAGATGACAGCCGCTTAGAGGGAAGATTTAAGCACGCTTTATTAGAGGCTGGGATTGATATTCCTTTTGGACTTGGGGTCCGGGGAATAATGACTTTGTATAAAGCCATTAAGCATAAAAGTGAATTAGGGACTCAATTGCTGAAAGATCAATTGGATCAAAAGGGCTTATCTAACAGTGATGATGTTTTGGACAATGTTGATTTTGCTACAGTAGAAAAGGCTACTGAAAGCTTAGAAGAAGTTACAGAGGCTATACCTGCTCAAACAGCTCAGACAGCTAAAAAGCCAACAGCAAAGGCTCCTGTGGAAGATGAAGGGTTAAAAAGAATGGTCCAAGGGGTAGCTAATGGCGGGGTGATGGAGAGAACCTTAATGCGTCCAGAGGTTTTTGATGATGCATTTAAAAGGCTAGGGGCCAGCCCTGAGCAAGGAAAGAAAATGTTAGAGCTGGGCAGTTGGAAACACCATTACTTAATGAAGAGAAATGAGCTGTTAAGAAATGTTGATCTTGAAATTGAAAAGCTGCGGGTCGCAAGCGTTGAGGAGCGCATAAAACCTTTACCGGAACAGGATGTTGATTACCTTGATAATCTTTCCCAGCGAACACAAGGTTTATTGAATTATGGAATGGAGCAGTACCACAGGCTTAAAGGCTTTGATGTTGAGCACATGGAGGTGATTGACGATTTCTTTAAAAATTTAGAAAAAAACTTAATTTTAGACCCTAACCATAAAGCTATGCAGCTAGAGCCTCCTTCTATAGTGGGAAGTTTTGCAATGAATTTAATGAAAAACGAAAGAGGTGCTATCACGCTAGGGGGGCGCTCAATTTTTGAAATTCGTGATGATTTGGTAAAATTAGAGGCGAAGATCGCAAGAGAGGCCCCTGATGAAATAAGCAAATATGGCCCTTATGAGGGGACTGTTATGGCAAGTCCTGAAACAGTGGCTCAAACTCAGGATAAAATAAAATTAAAAAAATTAATAAAGGATTATGAAGCTTTAAGAGAGACATACTATGACGCTTTAATAGGGAGTCGGCAGGCAGGGTTTATTAATTTTGGAATTTTAAAAGCTTTAAGGAAAATGTTTGAAGAGCAAAGGTTTTTAACTTTTAAAGAAAATGAAATATATCGAAACATAAAAAAGACTTTACAAAACCCCAAAGTCGAACCTTTTGCCGAAGAGCCTCTTTTGCGCCCTTCTCAGAATATGACAGATTATGCAATGAATGAGATGCCTTCAAGTGGCTTTCAGAAAAGAGGACAAGGCCCAGGGCCTGTGATTGTGGGCAGCAAAGAGGAGCGAATGAATTGGGCAAAAAAACTTATCCGAAAACTAAGAAGACAGCCGTCGGAATATCATCAAAGGGAAATTTTACCTTTAGAGGAGTTTAATTTACAGGTGGAAGGGCTAAGGAATAGTGTGACAGATTATATTGAAAAAAGTTCGCTGAATATCCCTAAAGCTAAAGTGGTAGGAATTTTCAACAAAATAGCTGGTAGATACCATAAGTTTGGGTGGAGATTACCTGAAGACAGATTGCCGACTTTATCGGCAGACCAGTTTATAAACAATATGGACACTTGGTTAGATCAAGCGCCTAAAGGGGCTGAGCAGGCAAAAGAGATTGAGGGGGCTATAGAGAAGGCATTTAATTTGCAAATGCCGACTCAGGCGTTGGATGAAACGACATTAAAAATTAAAGATTTGGCTAAAAGAGTAGCAGCAACACAGCAACCGCATCGCCCGATAAGATTAGAGCAAAGATCAGCACATCCTTTGCAATCGCAAAAACGAAGCCAGCTTGATGCTTTAATGATGGAAGTAGAGATGTCTTTAATGGCAGACCAAAGAAAAAATCCCACTTTATCATTTCAGTTTAAAAATGATGCCCGGAAAAGAGTTGAAGCTTATTTGCATGGCTTACAGGCAGAAGAGCCTTTACTTGATACGGCAGGACGAATTTTAAAATCAAAAGATTTAGCTTTAACTGTTTCTCCTACAGAATTGCTTCCCGGACAAAGAAAGACAGTTCGCGATTACAGGTATTTAAATAAAATTTTAGGAGAGAGCCAGGGAGTTGACGAACTATTGGAGGCAGTATTTGATGCGAAACGGACTGGAAAGGACATGATGAATGTCATAAACAGGGCAGGGGTTATTTCTTATGAAAAACCTTTAACTTTCGCTGGAAAATTAAATGATTGGGGAAGAACTATCCAGACGCTTATTGGCTTAAGATTGCTTTCAGCAATGTCAACAAAATATGTAGTGGGCGCAGGGCTTGGGCAGATTAATTTTTTAAAGGGTGTTTCTTCTGGATTAGAAGATATTGCTTTCGATCCAATGGTAAGAGGGCTAAGGACAGCAAGCGGGATACCTCAGTTATCAGGAAGCCGTCTTTTGCAGAGGCTTTTCATGTGGAAAGAAGAGATGGGACAAGCCAGTCGTAATGCCTGGGATTATTTGTCATTTCAAAAGAACAGTATTGAGTTGGATTTTTCACCTAAAACGGGAACCCCGGAAGACCTTCGGTATGAGATGACAAAAGGGGAAAGTCCTTTACAGCATTTTAGAGAATGGGGGCTTAATGTCTTAAGTCCTCAGCAAACTAACAGAACTATGAAAGGGTTAAGGTTTTTGTTTAACCGGGCCATGCAAGCTTATCAGTTAATTGGCGGCATACGGATAATTAAAGGGATGGATATATTTAACAGGAATTTAAATTTAGCTCCTGCCCTCCATAATGTTTTGCGAGATAAATGGAACAGGGTGAATGTTATTCGTCAAAAACAAAATTTAAGACCTTATTCCAGAAATGAGCTTCAGGATAAGTTTAATAAAGATTTTTCTTTTTTGTATGAGAAAGCTTTTAAAGGGGAAGGGGGAAAGCTAAAAGAAATACAACAGATATATGATGAAACCAACAGAATGTCATTTATGTCGAGGGATGTAAAAATTGCCGGAACAGACAAGTTTAATGTGGGAGATATGACTAGAGGGATAACTAATTGGATTGATAGAATTCCTATAGGAGGGAAGTTCATTTCTCTTTTTCGTCATGTAATGCTTAATGTAGGGGATTTTGTGACAAGGGGCAGTCCTTTGGCATTCATTAACCCGGATGTACGAAAAGCCTGGGGGAAGGGAAGACAGGCTCAAGTATTAGGGGAAGCTGTTGCCGGTAGTTTGATAGGTATAGGAAACATAGCTTTGTTTATGAAAGCTAAAGAAAAATTTATGCCTAAAAATAAAAACGAAAGGCAGGCTTTAAGGCAAATAACAGGAAGGTATGCTTATGGGCCTCTTATTCGTGATCCTGAAGGGGGGAAGCAATACATACTGGATACAGGCAGCCCGGTGGGGGCTTTAACTTCTTATTATATGGAGTTGTATGATTATTTGGACGATTTACAGGACACCAAAGAGTTCGGTCAATTTTTTGGGGATTTCATAAAGCATCATTTGAATTATTTAACTCCGTATCAGTTTATTGAAAAATATGACATTTTAGCCTCTTTGGGGGATTGGGTAAAAAGCGGGAAGGACAGTGGTTACAGGGCCAGTAAGTTAATTAAAAACGGCCTTTATGCCGGAATTATTAAAGAAGTGGAAAAATGGCAGACAGGATTTCAGCCACAGGAAGATGTTGCACAGATGGAGGGGGAATTAGACGAAAGTTTTAAAAGGCATGAGTCTGATTTTCCGGTTCGCTGGAATCGTCTTCTCCGCAAAGCTGTCCCTATGTGGGGTGGGGAAAGGGATATTGGATTTCCTCAGTCAGATTTTTTAGGGAATGACATGACAATTAACCATTCCATAGCCCGTCAGGCTTTTAGTGTAGTGTCTCTGAAAGATTATTATGATTTGAATAGAGAGCGGTCCCCTGTCCAAAAGGCTACTGATTATGCAGGAATTATCAGAAAAAGACTTCCTGTAAAAAATGAGCCTTTAATAATGGCTTTATGGAAATTGCAGGATACTCCACGGCAAGGGGAGTATTGGGATCAGAACCCTTTGCAGTTATATGCAGATTATAATTTCACTTTAAAAGAGGTTTTAAAGCAGGATGCTTTCAATGAAATTATACGGGACAAAAAAATCAAAAAATATTTTGATTCGGTTAATGTAAGCCAGCAACAATTATGGGATCGGCTATATCAAAAACGATTTATTATTAATGATGAAGGGGTATGGAATATCAATCGATTGGCCGGAGGAACAAGGAAGGTGGATGTTGGCGGGCGCTCTACGACAGGAGAGGCAGAAATTAATAAATTCATGTCCACTTTTCGCAGTGACTTGAAAGCGCAGGACGATTTATTAAGCGCTTTCAACAGCCCTGAGATGCAGGAAAAGCGGGGTAAAATGTTAAATTGGGCTATGGCATTTGACAAATACGGAAATAACATGGGGGACGCCCTTAAAAGGCTGGTATTTAACCCTCAGATAGAGAGAATCCAGGCAGAATTTGAAAGTTTAGTGAAGACTAAGCCCATGACATTACTGGAAAAAAAGCAGGAATTAGCCGCCTTAATGCGCAAAAGATTTAAGCCATACGGATATAGCAGCAGAGGATTGGGAAAGGCATTGGCTGTCAAAGTGGACGAAAGGGATGGAAAGTTTGTGTATAACAGCATAATTCATGAGCATTTGGACAATAACGGAAAGGAGCAAAACCTGGCATTTCAGAGAACAATAGTGAATGAATTGGCGAGAGAATACACATCTTTTGCCAAGTGGACATATTTGCAGGAATTCTTATTTGGAAATAAAGATTTTAATGATAATTTATTAAAAGAGGCAATTCAGGATTTTGAGGATAATACGGAAGCTTTTACTAGGACGCCTGAAAATGATCCTGTTTTAATTCAGGGGGTTGGATTTTAAATGTCTGTTAGAAACGAAAATCCAAGTATCAGTTATCGGGCGGCTCAGAATCAGATTGAGTTTGCTATTCCTTTTGATTATAAAGCCCGTTCCGGGGAATCAATTCAGGTAAAAGTTAATGATAAATTAGCAAGTAGTTCTGCTTATAATGTGGTGGGATTGCCTGAAGCTGCTCAGATAAAAGCTTCATATATAATTCGTTTTTTGGTAGGTCATTATCCGGCCACAAATGACAAAATTACAATAAGCCGCTCTACACAGGTTGATCAGCAGGTTGATTATGTGGAGGGTTTTGATTTTTCAGATAAAGACACTATTGAAAGTTTAGATAAATTAACCCGGATTATTCAGGAAATTAAAACTGGTGACGCTGTAATCATAAACACTGAAGGAGAAGGGCTATCGAGAGCGCAGGTGATGGCTATAGTGGAAGAGCTTACTGGCGACAATTTAAATGATGTTGATTTAGAGGGGAACACATTAATTTTTACAAGAGAAAACGGCGATACAGTTGAAGTGGTTTTGCCGGTCCCTAAAATTTCAGATTTATTAGAGGATAGTTATGACTCTCAGAACAGAAACAGCATTATATCTCCTTTGATTGGCGTTACTCTTAATGCCGGAAATCGGGTTTGGACAAGCGGAAAGGTTAAGCCTACTGTTTTGACTCAATCGATCCGGTTTGAGCAAGAATGGAAAATCAGGGTTTTGTTTTGTTGCGTGGCTGAAGGGGTCCGAGCTGCAGCAGTCGCTAGAGTTGAGGCCATTTTTTCTCATTCAGTATTGGGGGATACTCAGAGACCACCAATAACAGTTCATTTAGGCAATTTAAATTTTCCTTTGCAAGAGGGAGACGATTGGCCTAGTGAAATTATTGGTGAAGAGCAGGCGAATAAGGCAGGGGTTAATCCTTTACATTTAGATACTGCGCAAATTCGGATTACCTGGATAAGCGGCGCTGATATTTCTTTTGATCGAGTGTCTTCTGATGCTTTGGCTGCTACGGCTTTTCTTTTTAAAATGAGTCCCAATATCCCAAGTTCCATAGGCTCAGGTTTAACGGATGAGCAGAAAAGAAAGCTTGGTCGGATAAAGGCTTTAAATGATGATGGCAGTTTACCTTCTTGCACGGAAGAGGATTTTAATAATCGCAGGTATGTTATTTATAACGGCGATTTAAGGATAGCAAACAGAATAATAACAGTTCAGGCTAGAGATACTTCAGCGACTTTTACAGATATTAAGGACGACAATTTACCAGATAATATTTTTCCGGACGGAGGGCAATGGAGAGGCATAAGAAGCACGCTTCCTCCCCCTTCTATTTTGGCGGGGTTTAATGATAATGATGTAATTTATGTCACAAGAGATCATAATTTTTACAGGTTTGACGATACGCAGGTTTTAGGGGATCCGTTAGGGTTTATCCCTTTTAGTTTTCCCATATATCAAGGTTTTGCAGATACAGAAGCTTTGGCTTTAAGCAAAGTCACAGGCAATGGACAGATTATTTTTATTAGCAGTCAAAACAAGCTTAAAATCACTTCTAATTATGTCAGAGGAACAGCAGCGCAATATGGTTATATATGGAGTTTGTCTCATTCCATTGATGATTTAAAAAGCGGAAAAGGGTTAGACGATAAAGCCATTGAAAAAAGAAAATTATCACAGCCCCTTCAAGACAAAATAAATGAAATAGGAATTACTATTTTAAGCGACGGCACACTTGGGGTTAAAAAAGATGAAAGAGCTTTTTTGGATGATGGGGTGGGGATTGAGGTGGAAGATGATACAGAGGAAATTGAGATTTTAGTTAATGATTATATTACACTTGCTTTAACGGAAAACTTTTCAATAGCTGCTACATATAAAACAATTTACAGCAGAAAGGCTAATATAGGGAGATTGGACAAAGACAATGGTGATTTTGATGGGATTGAAATTAGGTTCGACTCAGTGTTAGGTAATTTAATAAAAATTTTATTTAGTGCTGAGGCCTGGGCTGAAATTTATGACAGTTCTACTGCTACAAAATTAAAGGCTCCTTACAGTGTCCTTAAAATTTATAATGTGGTTTATTCCTATAGAAGTAATTTAAACGCAGAAAAATCATATAGATTTATTGAAAGTGAAATGGCTTTAGAATTGAGAACTCGTTCTCGTAGCGGGGTGGGGTTTATTTGGAGAGCTGGGCAATTTGCAGATGCGCGGTTACAGTTAGAAAATAGTGACGGCTCAGTAAAAAGATACAATCGGGTTCGTTTTTTTGGCGGAGCCACTTTAAGGACAGGCGCCAATGCGCCTGTCCCCTCAGATTCAAATGAAATAAAAATTTATGACATTGGCTCTTTAGGTAAAGCTCAAGGCGACTCTAACGGATATATTACAGGATTATATACCAGAGCTATAAGAGCGCCGGGAAAAATCCCTGTGTTTTTCAGAGAATTAAGCTTTGAATTTTCAGTGGCAGGCTGGGCGGCTGTGTATGATTCGACTCAAACATCAGGGCTAAAAGCTCCCTGGGTTACGATTAAATATAACGGGTTTGCTTTAACCAAAGGATTGAACCGAAACTTAGGTTATGAGTACGGAGTGAGCGCCAGAAGAATTGTTATTACTTTAGGGCCTTTTGGCGGCTATAATCTTATTTATGCTATTCCGGCTAAGACACAGTTAAATTTATCTATAGACAACGCAGACGGCTCCAATAAGCTTTTCGGATTTAGGAATGTCAAAAGATTAACTAATGCTGAATTTAATGAAAAGGTATCTTTTAATCCTGAAGGGGTGGAAAGACTTAAAAATCTTTTTAATATCCCTCCACCCTATGTCCCTCCACCAGAAGGCAGGAAACCTCCTGCTAATATAGAAGATGAACTGGAGTTACAAGTTGATGATATTACTCACGAAGGAATAGCCGCCGAGTTTATCATGGGAGGAAGAGGAACCTTAGGAGTTGAGTACGACCTGCTTAGGAAAGTAGGCTCAAAGAAAAATGACGATAATGACGATATAATTCTTTTAGATCAACAAATCACATCCTCTACCCCTCCAGCAGCCGCAAAACACGCCGATACTATTATAGTGGGTTTTTCTGATGCTGGTTGGAATAAAATTAACGATAATGGAAATTTAAAATCTCCTTACACAAGGGTTGAGCTTAACGGGGTGGGTTATGCTAAAGCGGCTAATAATCTTTCTTTATTGGATTTGTCAGCAGGACAATTCCAGCTTGACCCTGCTTTAAAACGAATGAGACTTCAAAGGCAAGTCGGTGTTAATCCTATTACTCCGGTAACGGCCGGTGAGAGATTTATTCTTTTAATATCCAATGCGGATAAAACACAAACCCTTTTTGTGGGGACAGAGGTTGTTAAAAGAAGTTTAAGCAGGTCTCAGGCAAGACTTTGGCTACTTGATAGGTCTTTTATAGGAGTTATTCCAGCAAGTTTTCCTAGAACTTTAATAGGTAATTATACTATAATATGGCATGGGGTTGATGTTGCTTTATTGACTGGAGCGGCCAATCTTCAAGTTATAGTCCAGGGACAAATAGTCCATACAGAGGCTTTTCTTTCTAATTCTACTAAAAGACTTTTTCCTTTTGAGATAAGCACAGCAGAGAGGAATAATATCAATAAAAATTTCCCACGAGGTGCAACGCACTTAGAGGTGCAGATAAGAGTTTTAGATGCGAAAAATCAGGTGATTTATAGAAGCCCAGTTTATACATGGATGGTTCAAGCTTAAGGAAAAATTATGACAATAAAACCTTTTATTTCAAAATTTCTTATAGTCGATAGGAATGATATTGGAAGAACAGATTTTGTTAATCTGGGGACATCTTGTAATGATAACGATACTTTAATTATAAGTTTTGAAGAAAAAGCGGGCGACAAAAGGATAAGAACTGTTATTCTCCCGTATGATAAAATATCTAATTTAAGGGATGGGGCACATATTGATTTTACAGGAAGGCACCATTTATTTTAAAAAAGAATTGCAAACGGGGATTTACAGGCAAAAATAAGTAATGGGGTTAATGCAAGCAACGAACTTTTGATTTGGAAATTGGCTTAAAGAGCTTTCATGTACGGAGTAAAATTTTATAAAACAGCATCAGGAAAGTATAAGTGGGCAATTACAGAAAACAAAACAAAAGCCCTTGCAAGGTCGGCAAAGGGGCTTTCCTGTGCAGAGAATAAAAAACTTTGACATAGTGAAAAAAGTCTTTAAATCTATAAAATAATGAAGCCAATTACTTTAGTTGAAGCCAATATGAATAGGGCGATTGCGATTGCCGCTATCCTTGCCCCCCGTATTTTAAAGCCGTGGCCGGGAAAAAAACCTGAACAAAAAGGGTATGAAGACAATCCGTGGAGAGGTTATAAGCCCGAAGAAGGCTTAGTCGGTCATTATACCAGTTATAACACCCTTACTTACGAAAGGCCGTCAAATCGCCATGCAAAGCTAGTTATGGGCTTTCTCTCAATGAAAGACATAAAACAGAAGGAAATAAGCGACTCTATTGTTTTGAGCGAAAACATTATTGAGAAATATGTGGACGAATATCACTTTAAAAAAGCCATTAAATACTCTGAAACCATTGAGCATACTTTTTCAAAAACTGTTTCTTTTTCAGAGGCCGCTAAACAGGCTTGGGAAGTGGCCGCAAAGGTGGCTTTTTCTGCTGAATATGCAGGAATAAAAGGCTCTGTGGAGGCATCGGCGAAGTATGGGCAGGAGCTATCTCAAAGCCGTTCAGAGTCCGAAACTCAAACGGATAAAGTATCCAAAACGATTGAGATTCAAGGGCCTGTGGATATTAAATATGAGGCTGTAAGGTCTTCTTCAAAAATCCGTCAGATTATTAAAGCTGTTTGTGATTTTGATTTTAAGCTATATTTCCAATGTCCTGACCCCAAAACAGGACTAGGAGCTTTTGAATGGAGCATGTTTCATTCAAGTTTTCTTCCTCTTGCTTCCGGTTTTGCTCCTGAAACTGAGAATGCTTTTTATCTTTTTGATAAAGATTTGCCTTCTGATGAAGAAATTAAAGCTATAACCGATCCCTCTGATAAAATTGTCGAGTTTGTTGTCGATTACGACAATATCAACAGCCAGAAAATAAATGCTCTTTAAAAATAATGATTGAAATTGTCCCCCATCTTTCAATTTCTATAGCATCAGCCTTGATATTTGCTGGAGGTTTTTTTGTCTGGACAAAAGTCGAGGTAGCGAAAATAAAAAAGGACCTCTATTATCACAAGGAAATTTACGATCGGGATCGTGGGAAAATGGCAAAAAGCTTTGAGCGGGTTTATTCTGAATTGCATAAGATGTCTGTTTGTCAGGGAGAAATGAAGTCTGACTTAAAGCTGATAAAATTTCAGGTTCAAAACAACCACAAATAACGCAGTGCATTTTCTGATATATCCATTTAAATTACTTTGGCAATGGGTAATGGATTTTGTAAAAAGAAAGAAGCAGTTCACCTATAAGGAATGGGTTCAGAAAGGGGGATTGCTGGATAAATTAAGGGAAAAGCCAGTGCCTAAAAAGTTTTCAACGGGAAGTGTTGACATTATTTTCGAGTATGATAATAAGGAAAAAGAAGTTCAGGAGAATTTAAATGATTGAATTTTATCCAGTCAAAAAGAAATGGCGCTGGCGAGTACGCGCCAAGAACAATAAAATCCTGGGGGCTTCCAGTGAGAGTTTTTTTTCAAAATGGAACGCTCAGAAAAATCTTCAGTCTTTTTATCTGGCTCTTAAAAAAGAATTAAAGAAAAAGTATGATTAGCTGGTTTTTCGCTCTTCCTAAAATCATCAAAAGAATATCCTCCGGCGCTGTTGTTTTAATTATTCTTTCTTTATACTTAAATCATCAATGTAAGGAGGTCCGGGATGCCAAGCAAAAAAAAGAAAAACAAGAAAAAGTCCACGAAAAAAGGCAAAAAGTCACCAAAGAAAAAGTAAATGTTTACAACGAAAACGAAAAGGAAAAGAAAGCTGTTATTGAAGAAGTGAAGGATAAGTTTGACGAAACTGCAGAGCCTCCGACTGCTGAAGAGTTAAAGAAAGTAAGAAAAAAGGTCGGGGATGATTTTAAATATGGATTGCCTCAATGAATGAAGATTTTTTTGGAAAACCATTACTTTTGTTAATTGCTCTTATTGTGCTAGGAGTTTTATTTCTTCCTTCCTGTGGGGGAATGAAAACCACTGACTTTGTTCAGGAAACCCCCGGAGGCAATGTTTTTGTCCCTCATATTTTGGACCAGGAAAATCTTATAACCTGCAAGACAGTCGCTTATTGTGTGTACAAGGATAATGAGTGGGAAGAGTGTCGGCCCAGGCTGGAAGCGAAAAAGGTTCATTTGGAAAAAATGTGCCTTGACCTTGGAAGAGACGACGACCCTTTTCCTATCCCCATGGATGTATGGAAAGCAGATCACGCTCAGGATTTTGGAGAGTATCGGAATGAAGATATTTTTAAAATCCTGGAGAACAGAAAATATGTTATGGAACACACGCCTCTTTATAAAGACAAAATTCCCGACATGGTGGAAAAATTTAAACAATTTCATCAATGATAAAATTACTTCTTTTATCCACTTTAGTCTTTGCTAATGCTGTTGAAAAAGCAAAAAACTTTCACAAAGGCCCTAGAATTATTGATGGGCCTGACATTCCTGTAATGCGGGCTCCTGAGCCTCCCGAGAACAAAGCACAGCCTCCTTCGCCATCCCCAAGTGAGAAGGAAGTTGTTTCTCAGGAGGTTCAGGAGCCTGAGCCGGAAATAGAAATTAAATATATAACCCCTCCTCCCCAGCCTATCGTACCTCTTCTTTTGCAAAAAATTTATTATCCCCTTCATAGCACCCCGGAGAGTTTATCCAGCCTCAGTTACGGGTATCATGAAGGAATTCATTATGTGATTCCACGAATTCAGTTTCATATGGGGCAATATAAGTTCCTGGAAGATATTCTGCCGGATTTAAAAACATATCTTGTCTTGCAACCACGGCTTAATTTTGGCTTTATTTATACCTCTACAAAACAGATGTCTTACTATGTATCCACTGACAATCGCTTCAGTATGGGGCAGTATGGCGTGGGATTTAAGGTTTTAATTGAAGGGACAGAAATAGATTTTAAAAAGACGGATTTTAATGGAATGTTATCCTCCTATGTTTATAAAAATATGAATGTGGGAGAAGCGGGCAAAATGTCTATTTATCTGGGCTTTCATAGTGAGAGGCTTACCTTAAAGGGAGAGCCTTATAAGTATGCAAAGGCAGCTAAAGAGCTGCTTTTTAACTCAGAAAATGCAGTGGCTGGCCTTTGGTATCAGCCGAATGTCCTGGCTCCTTCAAGATTAAGTTATTCATTTGAAACCAATGCGCAAAATTTTGTATCTTTATCAGTATATTATGGGCTAAATTAATAGCTATGGAATTTGTTTTAAAGTACAAAAATGGTCAAGAGGGGGTTTTTAAGCTTTCTTTAACTAAGGGAGGCCCGCCTGACAAAAAAAGGCTTATTAATTTGATAAGAAATTTGCAAGACGACAAGTATGATATAACTGAAGACATAAAACAGGACGGAATTAAAACTTTAAGTCAAATAGCAAAAGACAATAATTATGTTTAAGTTATCTGAAAGAAGTAGATCGGAATTAGTCGGAGTAAAAGCTGAGCTTATCGCTTGTGTAGAGTATGCAATTCAACATTCAAAAGTTGATTTTTTTGTTGATGAAGGGGTGAGAACCCTTGAAGAGCAAAAAAGAAAGTTGGCAGAAAACAGAACCAAGACATTAAAATCAAAGCATTTAACAGGGGATGCCGTTGACCTGGTGGCCCTTATAAGAAATAAAGCCTGCTGGGAAATTGCAGTTTATGAAAAAATCGCAGATGCCATGAAACAGGCGGCAATTTATCATAACATTAAAATGCGCTGGGGAGGAGCTTGGGTGATAAAAGACATGAAAACCTGGGAAGGAACAATGAGAGAGGCGCATTTGACTTATATTGGTGTTAGAAGGCGTGAAGGGCGTACGCCTTTTGTGGATGGGCCACATTTTGAATTAATGTCATAAAAGGGGAGGTAATTATGAAAAAAATTCTAATTCTATTATCATTTTTAATGCTGGCGGGATGTTGGAATGCCTGGGCGAAAAATATCCCGGACGAAGTGTTTCAGGATGACACTTATTTAATGGACATTTTAAACGAAATACAGGGGTTGGATAAAGAGCCTCTTGATTTTGATGATGATGAGTTCCCCTTTCCTATAGCTCAGGTAGAGCCTTCAGAGGAAACTATTGATGAGCATTTTGCCTGTATTTTTATTAGATATGAGAAATGTGCTCATGATGGGAAAATTTGTTTAATGAATATAAAAGAAGCAAAAAAAGAGCTTTTAATTGCCTGTTTTGACATGCAATTAAATTGCATGATAAAAGCTAAAGAAACTTGTCAGGAAAAGCATCCTGTCGAGGTCATTTAACTAACTTTTAACAAGGAGAACTAAAAATGGAAAAACAACCACAAGCGCCTGAAGCGCAACCACAAGCGCCTGAAGCGCAACCACAAGCGCCTGAAGCGCAACCAACAGATAAGCAATGGAAACCTAAAGCGGAAACTTTGTTTAGTTTTTCATGCGAAAAAATCCCTGCTGAAAATTTGAAAGAAATAAACAAAGAGCTGGAATCTGCGAAAAACTACCACGAAGCAGGGACAGTCATCAAAAACAAAGGAATTTCCCAGCAGCTTGTTTATTCCGTTGTCTCAAAAGACGGAAAACTTTCTGTTGCCCTTGCTTCTTTTTAATGGCAAACAGCGTTTTTCATTTTATTTCAGGGAGAAAGGATCAAATAATTCTTTCTCTCTGTAAAAAATACCCAAGCCTTACGATAGCCAAGGCTGAATTGATTTTATTTAAATCATTGGGCTTGTCGTTTGCGGAGATTCAAGATATAACGAAAAACTGTGTCAATGAAAAAACCTTCCAAAATTATATCAGAGAGTTTAATCTTCTCACAGGAAACCTTGGAGTAAAGAAAACCACCCTTTTAAAATTTATACCAATGCCATGAGTCCAGATTTTAAAGCCATAAAAAAAGATATTCTGAAGGAAATTGAAAAGTTTGTTTTGGAATTAACCAAAATCATCCCCAAGGATAAGCTTCAGAATGAGGAAATGTTTCTTTATTTTGAGCTTATCTGTCAGCTTGTAGGGTTACATTTAAAAGAAGTCTATGAAAAAGAGCGCTTTGAGCTTTTAAGAAGACAAACTAAAATCCAGGAAGAAAAAGACGCAAACGGCATCCTTGCCGCCCTGGAAAACCCGTCAGCCCTTTTGCAAAAGGGGCCTCCTGGGAAAAAAATTCATTAAACTACAGTTTGTCTTTTGCGGGACGAAAGTCCGGCGTTAATATCCAGGAAATTTAAATCAGCCATCAGATTGCCTTTAGTGGGCTTTTCTGAGCTGATAAAAAACTCCATATAAGGAATGGGGGAGGGACAAATAAGACTGTCTTTTACTATGAAATGAAGGTGAAAGGGGTATATATCCTGCGCATAGCTTTCAATCACATTATAAAACACCATATAGAAATGCACAATCCAGGCGCGGGGCAGGTCTCCCACCCATTTAACTGTCTTAAAGTATTTTCCCGGGTCAATATCGATCTGAAAGTAAATTCTTCCATGAGGGGTCCAGAGGTCTTGTCCGTCCGGGGTTCCGGGGTTGGATTGTATGGCACACCAGCCTTTGAGAACATCAATTTTTTTCACTCCGTCAATGACTCCGGTCATTAGGCTCCAGAGGTGTCCCAAGGCTGGCAATTGAATTCCATAGCTCTGCAATTGGTATGGGTTAATAATTCGGGGCGGTGGATTTTTGCCGATCATTCTTTCGGAATGTTCCAGGTCAACATCCTTGTTTCCAAAAAGTTTTAATTTTTTACTCATTTACTCATTCCAAGCCTTGCTTAAGATTTCTGATAAGTTTGTCTATTAACCTTGAGATTTCCTTTTCTGCTCTTATTTTCCACTCAGCCCCATCCTCATTGGTCCAATTATGCTGAACAGATTTTTTTAATTCAGAGTGAAGGTTATCTAAAGTTATTTCAAGGGTTTCTCAGAACGTCTATCGCTTCTTCAACTTTTTCTAATACATTTTGTTTATTCATTCAGTTCCTCCAAGAGACAAAATCTTAACCATATTATCAAGCGTATAATCGGCGGGGTAAAGAACAAAAACACTAAACCCTTTTTTTCTTAATTCTTCTATTTTTCTCTCTTGTGTTTTGCGAAGTTTTTTGCCAGGCATTTTAAGCTCTATAGCATAAAAACTTCCCCATAAAGCAAAAATTACATCCGGCCAACCTGGCTCCTGGCTGCTTTCAATTTTAGGGAGAAGAACCAAGTCTTCGCGGGTTCTGAGTAACCGACGGACTTCTCTTTCAAACTGTTTTTCGTTTTTAAACCTGTTTTTCCAACGGCTCATTTTATTTCATTTCCTTTTTCGTCTCTATAAATAGGCTGACTTCCCATATCCCATTGTATGCCGTAAACTGTTTTTCCTTTATATTTAAACTGTTGCTTGTGTACATTTTCAGTGATTTCCACAGAGTCTTCCAGCTCATTAAGTTTATCTAAAACTTTCTGTAAATACTTTATTGTGTTTTCTGTAGAAAATTTTATATTTGATATTTTGATTTTGATATTTTTAAAACTCATTTCTTTATATTTCCCTTTCAACCAAAAGACATATTTTGTAATATTTTTTCCATGCCTTATCAAGTCTTTTTCTTTTATCTATATATTTTAAAAACTCTTTCCAATTCTTGACTTGCTTTAAAATAATCCTCGTCAGCTCCGTCAAGTTCAATTGTTGCCTTTAGCCTTCTTTCTTTTATTTTTTTATAATTCATTTCACTTCCACAAAACTTCCTTTGTCATAATTGCTTTTGGACATTTGCACATTAATTTTTATCTGAGTGCCGGAAGGAAAATTAACACATTTTTCCATGACATTCTTTAAAATTCCTAGCGTGGAGAGCGGCAAGGTGTTATCCACATTAAAAATCAATTCATCATGATTGATTATGTAAAGACAAATCTTGTCCTCCAACTTCTCATGCTGAATCCAATAATTGGTGTGCAATATGCAATGCTCAATATATTGCGCAAGTGTGGAAGCTACCACATTAGCCAAACGGGTGTTTTTGTTAAAGTCGTCTAAATTAAAGTTCTGAAATAACCCCATGAAAGCCCCACCCCTTGCAAAAAGGGCTTGAATGTTTTCCAAGCCTTCAAAAATTTCCCTTATCATTCCTTGAAGCCTTTCCGCTTCCTGAACTTCACATGAAAGGCTTTTGGCTAAATTTTTAGCTCTTAAGCCGTACATAGTGGCAAATATCGTTTGTTTTGCTATGTCCCGGTGAACTTTCATCTGTTCAGCTATAGAAGTATGCACATCAGCCCCTTGATTTAAATAATCAATCAAAGCTTCATTCTTTGAGTATTCTGCCATAATCCTAACATCCCCCTGGGAGACATCAAAAGATGCTAAATAAGAGCCTGCTTCAGGCAAGATGCAGGCCCTGGGACTGTTAGGAGAGGAAAGCTTTGTGACGCTCTGGATATTGGGGTTTGAAGTCATCCAACGGAAATTTTTAGCCTGCTTATATTCCGGGTAAATTCTGCCAATCATGGAGCTTACTGCTCCGTACCCGTTTTTCAACACCTGAAGCTTTTTGATTTTTGGGCTTGTCGGCTCAGCTTTTTTTAAAACTTCAAGCTGTGCCTTAACTTTCTCAAACATTGGCACATAGGGAATAACTTTCACCCCTTGGTTCTGAAGCTTGTCAATTAAAATTTCAATTTCTGATTTTTTCATGTTATATTGGATTTTATTGCCGGTTGTTTAATGTTTAAAGCCTTCACCGCTTCTTTATGAGAGCTATAGCTTTCTCCGCTTATTCCTCCGTTATCAGAAAGAAGATATTTATTATTGGCATAATAAACCCTCCACAAGCCTTTAGCTTTAAATCGTAAATCAGCTTTTTCCTCTTTTTCCCTTTGCTTTTTCTCTCGGTTAAATTGAGTTGTTTTTAAAGCATTTTGCCTTTTTATCGAATTAAATAGCATTTTAAATTCTCATTTCTTTTTTATTTTTTATCCCATGATGATGTTTCCAGTCACACTTAGGGTCGGAAGTTATATCGGAAGCTTTTTGCAGCTTGCTTTTAAACTCCTCTTCATTGGTTAATTTCATTATTAACATTCTCCATTTTTCCTGCTCATTTTCGTCTAAATGAGGGTTCTTTTCCATGTTATGTGTTAAAGAACTCATTAAGTTAGGAAATTGGTCATTGTGCCCCCAGCCCAAAACATGAAGCATTTCATGTGCCACTATTATCACTTTCTTTTTCCACCTAAGCCTTCGCCATAATGTGCGGTTTAATAGGATGTCTCTATCAACATAATGGCTGTCATGAATAAGAGCCATGCCGTAATACTTTCTGTCAGGGTTTGAAGGGGGCAGGCCCAGCCTTGCGTTAATTTCATTAAAGTATTTCAAATAATAAGAATTTCCCACCTGTCCAATTTCATAAAACCCGTTTTTTCTTTTGGTAGGGGAAGAGAGCGGAAAAGGCACTTTGTCTCCCATATAGCAAAGCCAAACCAGGTCGGCATCAGCCAGGTTATTGACGATTTTAGCGGCTGTCGTAAGAGCCTGATAATCTCTTTGCCAGGGAAACCCTTCTGCAAAAAAGATTATCGGGTAAACAATTAATAATTTCTCAAGCATTTTACTTATAAGGGCCGAGTAGGGAAGGGAATACCGCAATGTCCTTCCCTATTACAACTTCTTTATTTTTATTGATAGCGGCACATAAAAACAGAAGTCCTTTAGCCCTGTCCTTTATATCTTATCAATCATAGCGTCCAATTCATCAGGCGTTTCCTGCCTGATTTCCTGGTTAGAGTAGTCAATTGTCTGTGAAACTTCCATGTTATTGGGCGCTTTCTGAAAGTTTTCAGCCGCCTTTTGGGTCAATTGCCCAGGGTTAGCCCCTCTAAAACTTTGCACATGGGCCGGTTGTGCGGGCTGAGCGGGTTGAGCCGCCTGCATTGGTTGAGCGGGCTGAGCGGGTTGAGCCGCCTGCATTGGTTGAGCGGGCTGAGCGGGTTGAGCCGCCTGCATTGGTTGAGCGGGCTGTACTGGCTGAGACGGCACAGGCGCTTGAGGGACAGGCGCTTGAAGAACGGGAGCTTGAGGAACGGGAGCTTGATTAACCGCCTGCGCCGGAGGCTGCTGAAACTTCTGTGGCTGAACTGCCTGCCCTCTCATAGGCTGCTGAGCCTGAAACTGTTGCGGTTGCGGCTGTTGTTGAGGCTGCGGCATTGGCTGTTGAGCTTGAGGAACTGGAGCCGGAGCTGCTTTTTCCGTAACTTCTTCTTCCGCATGATCTTCCGTAAGCTGAGATGCTGAAATCAAGTCACAAATCGTTTTGTAAAACTCCTGCAGCTTGGGAAAAATGTCAGGATACTGCTTCTTAACCACCCCAACTTTTTGCAAATTCCCATAGGTGAAATAGGTCTGGTTATCCTTGTTGGCCTTTTTTTCGATATTAACAGAATAAATCAGGTCAAAAGGGAAGTTTGTCGCCGGGTTTTGGGCTGCGTGACTTAGAATCATTGTCATTAGATTTTCCCCTAAAGTCACAGCACCCATTTTTTCAAGAGGCCACTGGAAAGGGGGAAATTCAAACACATCCTGCCCTTGCGCATTTTTTACGAAAGGCACCACGAAAAAGTTAATTTTCCGTTCATGCACATAGGTGTACCCTCTGAACGGATTGTTAGGGGCCATTTGAGGGTCCATATAGCCTTTTCTGTTGTTTTGCTGGATAAGATGTTCATTATACCCCGGGCTGTTCGGGTCTCCGATAAGAGGGGAAGTTAAAAATTTCTCCGGCTTTCGGCTTCCCAAGTCCGGAGCATTAAGCTGATTGCCCGGATAAAGCCGTGTTACCACTGAAAGGGTCATCATGACAGGGATGAAATAAAAAGGAGCACTCCCGTCATTTAAAACCCGAAATTCAGGGTTTTTTGTGAAAAGCACTCCCGCCATTGCCTGACGGTTTTTTACAATATCACTTGAGCCCTGGGTCAGGAAAATTGAACTGGGACGGACATTTCTCTGAGCCAATTTCACATCAATCATTTGCGTGAAAGGTTTTAATTCTGTTGTAGCCGGAAGAGCTTCGCCCTGCCCTGGCTGCGCTACTGGAAAATTAGTCATTTTTTACCTCCTTATGGTAATTTGTTTAAATAATGTTCGCTAAGCGCACACATTTCTTTATAACAGCTTTCGCAAAATTCAAGATATTTGCCCTCTCTATCAGCTTCAACGGCATCAGAGCAGATGAATTTATCGTCACATCCTTCGCAGTATTTTGCCATGTCTTCGCAAGCGGGGCAATATTGTTCAACTTCTTCTTGATGCTCAAAATCTTCGTCACAAAATTCACAAGACCTGGAATAAGGCTCCATAGCTTTTGGTATCCGTTCTGGATTTAAAATAAGCGGGATCATATTTCCTTAAAATAAAGTGTCTGTCTCTCCAGACTGTCACCCCATTCTTTTTTCAACAGGTGAACAAGGTTAATGTCCTGCTTGGCAGTCTTTCCCACCGGTCAAGACTTAGGGATAAGCCTTCCTCAGTCTCTCCCGAGAGCCATACCATTTTTTAATGTTTACCCTGCCCTGAAAACGGTATCAAAATTGCAGCCCCTATCCTATAAACAGTTCTTTCGTGTAAAATGCTATTGCTATAATTAAAAGTGAACATAATACCAATAAGAAAAAGATACAAATTGAAAAAATCACTACTGTTAAAATATGTTCTTTCTTTGAGTTATAAACTATGTCTTTTGGTATAATAGACGGGCCTAAAACTGCGGAAGCTATAAGCAAAAAAAGCAAACTCAAAGGTAAAGGTAAAGATAAAGTCATTTCTTAGTCAAGCTCAACTTAATGCTGGTTTTCTTAAAAGTAATTCCCGGAGGGTTCTGCCCCTCTTTTAGCCATTTATTCTCCACAGCCCCTTTCTGAAGGGCTGTCACAGTCTGATAAGTCATAATCAGCAGCTTGTTCGCGTGGTTAGCTCCCATGTGTGTATTAACCCATTTTATGAACTTTTTTCGGTCCGCTTCTTTTCCGGAAGACGGATAATGATAATTGACTTTCGTGACAGGCTTAAAAACACCTACTCCCTCAATCTCCACCTTAGTAAGCTTGTTGCTTATAAGCTGCTTCGCCAAAAAGTCTTCCTGAATTTTCAGCTTATCTTCCACTTGTTTTATAAGCTCTTTTTTTTCGGCAAGCTTCTTTTTATGAGCGGCATATTTTTTTAAGCGCTCCTGAAGCTCATTTAAAGGCAAATTTTCCGATTTTTTAGGCATTTATATTTTTTGTTAAAACTTTCTTTAATGTACTTTCCTGATAATAAAACATAGGTTTGAATTCCTGCAAGTTAATTGCCACACCGGATGCGTCTATTCTCCCGGATATTTTAAGCTCTGAAGTGTTTTTAAATGGAGTCTTTGTTTTGTTAATGGCTATTTCTATCCGTTGCCTCAGCTCTTCTACAGCTTTTTCCTCACTCCCATGTTTTTCAATAAACTTCTTAAAATAACTTTCTCCATAATAAGTCCAATCATTATAACCCTTATTCTTAAAAGCTATAAAAAAACAATGTTTCATAAGAATTTTTACATCTGTAAGTTTTTTTACTTCTATATATCGATATTCTTTTTCAAGCTCCTGGATTCTTCTTTCATAAAAAGACAGTTCTTTTTCATATTTTTCAACAGTTTGAGCCAAAGTCTCATTAAGGGCTTCAAGTTTTTTATTTGTTTTCTTAAAAAACATTTCTCCATTTAAAATTTCTTTTTGACTTCTTGTCAACTTCTTTTTGACGCTGTATGTCTTTTATACATAGTGCGCCCTTTAATTGTGCATGATTAATAAATTAAAGATTAATTTATCGATAGCCGATAGCTCAAGAAATGGGCGCACTATGTTTCATTAAATAACCTTCAAATTCTTTTACTAAATCTTTTTTCTTCCTAATGTTCTGATTGATTTCTGTTTCTATCGTGCCCTTGGTTAAAATGTCAATCTCATACACATTCTTATTATATTGCCAAGAATCCATCCTTAAATTTCTCCCCTCGGACTGAATTTTGTCAATCAATGAATAATCCTTGGAGTAATATATCGACCACTTAGCTTCCTGTAAATTAAGCCCTACTCCCCCCGACTTAGGGTGACTTAAAAACACCCTGCAGTCCGGGTTATGTTTAAATTCATTCACTAATTCCTGCCGCTTTTTAGGAGAAACACCGCCCACAATCTTAACATACTTGGCATTAAGTCCTTTAAGTACCTCTTCTATCATCCCATAGGTTTCGTTATACACAGTCCAGATTAAAATCTTTTCCATGTAAGGGATGTTTCTAACCGCCCGCCTTAACACACCCAGCTTTTCAGTCTCCACTCTCATCACCCGCCTTCGTGATATGTCTTCGGTCTTTTCGTACACAAAACCACACGCCAATTGCCTTAACACCGACATTTGACTCCAAACTTGAGCATAGTATTGAATTAACCTCTCCCCTCTTTTTTTAGGGTCCCCCTGATCTAATTTTTCCCTTGCAAAAGATATTTCAAGGTTGGCTTTATCCAATAATCTTGCTTGAAGCCTTTTCTGCTCCGCAGTTCTCTCCACATATTTAGTCCTCTGGTACCTCTGAGTAATTTCAACTTTTTTCTCTCCCTGGTTAATTTCCCGGTTTAATTCCTTCAAAGTTAAAGGATGAAAACAGTCTTTTATCTTGAAAAACATTTCATCCTTTTTATCATCCCTCACCAGTATCCAAGGCTTGTAACCTTCCGTACCCTTACGCTTGTAATTCCTGTCAAAGAAATAAGTCTGCTCAAATAAAGGCTGGCTTCTCCCGAACCTTTGCCCTTTGTCCAATACTAAAATCTGGCTGAATAAATCCCTGTAATCTTTGCTGTGGGGAGTGCCACTGCCCATAATTTTTCTCTTAATGCTAGGCATCTCATTCAATCCAGCTACTGTTTTAGTGACTTTTGCTTTGGAATTTTTAAATGTATGAGCTTCATCCAAAATGACAAATTCCCATGGAATTTTGGACAGTTTGCCTGAAATCTTGCCCCTTAAGCACTTAAAAAAAACAGGGTCTTTAAACTTGTCATACGACATGACAATCAAAGGCTTATGCTTATCTGAATAAAGAAAACCAGTCCTTTTTTTCTGTGTGTCCAGTATCTGAAAATACTTATCGTCTAACCCTACCGCATTAACCGCTTTCTTAACTGAGGCAAAAGCACCCGGGGGACACAAAAACAGACTCCAGCAGCATTTTTTATTTTTAACCCAGTATTCCTTTAAGGCGTAAATGCTACAAAAAGTTTTACCACACCCGACTTCCCAGTTCAGGTACACATAGCCTAATTTATCGAGAAGATTCAAACCCTCTCTCTGTAATGGAGTCGGTTTCATTAAAAAGGACTCATTTCTAAAACATTTTGTGGTTCAGGACTATTGGTGTCATCAACAAATTTAACTCCTGTTATAAATCTGTCTTTATTGGTTCTTCCCATTTTAATTTTGTCTTTAAAGTAATTTCTTAATTTATATAAAAAAGCGCGCCTTTCCATTACTTTAAAAGGAGGAATTTTTTCGTCTTCGCAAAATTTTATAAACCTATCGTAAATATCAGAATAAAATAGCCTGTCATTTTCACCCTCTGATAATTGCAGCTTTTGAGTAATAAATGCAAATGCGACATCAGATAACTGTAATGCTTCAGTATAAACTTCCTCACTTAAAGTCGGGAATTTCGGGTTTTTAACAAAAGCCTGGTAATAACGATAAAGAAAATTAAAAATCCCCGCACCTTCTTTTTTCAGTTTATTGTCAAACTTTAAGTCCTTTTTCGCATTAGGCCACTTATTATAAAACCTTAAAACCGAAAGCCTTCTTTTCAGCCCGTAACTCATATCATTAATATGAGGCAAAGAATTGAGGCCAATAATAAGCTTTGATGTATTAATAAAATCAATTATCGTCCTTGCGTAAGTCAATCTATATGATAAAGATTCCCCGCCCACTATTCTTTTAAATAAGCCTGTTTTTCGCGTAAGAAAATCATGATCAGAGTCAGAGCAATATGAAATCTGAGAATAATTTAACAGCGAAAAATAAGACTTATCCCCCTGCAAAGCCATAAAATCAAATGGAGTAATAGCCCCTGAGCCTTTTGAATACATAAAAGAAATTCCTTTCATTAAAGAGGATTTTCCGTTTTGCCCCTCCCCGCATAATATCAAGCTTGTCTGGTTTGAAATGTTTGTCCATAGCGCGGAAACAATAAAATAAAAGAAAAAATCCCGTTCAGTCTGATCATAAAAAGCCCAGTCAACCAGCTCCTCATATAAAGGACACTTAGCAGCCGGATCATACTTGAAATTTAATGAGTAATTATTAATGACATTATAATATTCATGCTCATGCAAAACCCCTGTATCAAGGTCCAATATGCCGTTTTTAAAAATCACTTTCCCGTAAAGCTTTTTCTTTTCCTCTTCCAGAGAAAAACAGTTTCCCCGCACAAACCTATATTCCAGCTCTTTCATTTCTTTTGTTTTTATTTCCTCAATATAATTTTTAAAATGTCTGTTTACATAAAGAACACTATGAGGCTCATAAAATTGCTTTTTGGGGTTATAAACCCAAACACTTTCATCCTCACAGCATAAAACTTTTTTCTCAATTTCAAGCCATTTAAGAAAGCTGTCAAAATTCACTTCCCCCTTAACTAATGCCCCCTTTTTATCAACATGAACCTTCCTGAACCCGGTGTCTTTATTCGGGTATGCTGTGATGTTAAGAGGCTGGTTAAGTCTCCTATGAGGGCAATCAACGCAGCCTTTTCCCGGAACATTTGAATATCGCCATACACTGGCGATATGTTCACAGGATACAGGATGCATCTTTAAGGCTTCATCAAACTTTGACTGAAACAAGGCTTCATCAAACTTTTCATAAGCCTCATTAAACCTTTTGCAAAAATCATAAGCTTGGTTTTTGTTAGGTAAAAACCTGCTTGTAATAGTTAACTGAGCTAACCATTCCTGATAATTTACTTCATTTGCTGCAACCCAGTTCCACCGGATAAAGCGGCACCCGCTCCATTCTTCCCCTTCCGCACCCATGATAGCCTGCCAATCAATGGGTTTTCTTGTATGAAGGGTTTTTAAGTCAGCATTGCTTTTCTTTGCAATGGCCTTATCTTTTAAATTTAAGTGTTTTTTTTTAAAGCTTTCCCACTTTAAAAACTTGTTATGATAAATGAATTTAGAAGGGTTTTCCCTGTCCCCTTTAATGTAATAAGAGCCGGGAAAGCGCATGGTCCGGCGCGCCTGAAAACTGGCCCGATCAATCTTGAATCCCGGGACATTAAAAGCCCCTCCCCATTTCTCCATTAATGGCTTTAACCAGGGCTCTTCATCAATCTGAAAATAAGAATCAAAAAACAAATAAATATGAAAGCCATAACCGGTTTTATTTATGGAATAATCCCCCGGCTTTAAATCAGCCCGATCATTTAATTCCGACTGCAATTTTTCCAGGTCTATCGTCCGGGTTTTCTTTTTTTCAGGGCTTTCCTGATCAAAATCCAGGCATAAAAAATTCTGTAATCCGGTGGACTCCATTTTATTTAAATGGATATGGAACAGGTCCAGCCTGTAATGAAGTTCCTGACTTAAATTCAGCTTATATTTTTTGGGGTTCAGGAAAGCGTCAATGTGAGAGCCGGTGGCATAAAATACACCCTCAATATTTTTCCCAGATGAAGGAAAAGAAGGTATAAACCTGATGTAATACATTTCAATCTTTCTTTTCTTGGATGCTTTGCAATCCTATAGTTTTCCATAGATGAAAGAAAGCTTGAAGTTTTTTAGTCTCAAGTCGGTCCTCTTTTAATACAAGAAGTTCAGCCCGATCAATGTGCTCATAAAAACGATCATGCTCTTTCCCGAAAAACGCTTGATAAGATACCAAAAACCCTCTTTTTTGTGCATTATTCAATGGCTTAATGAAGTCAAAAACATAAGAATAATTTCTTTTTATCTTCTTTTTGAACCATTTAAAAAGGTTTTGCATAGGTTTAAAAGTAGTCTTTTCTTTAAAAAAATCAATCAATAAGATTGACAAGTTGTGTAAAATCCTGTATAGTCTTTTTTTATCCACAGGGAAAAGGTCAAGCCCTGTTTTAAGTAACAAACCACAAGGAAGTTAAATTATGAAAGCATTATTAATTTTATTCATGCTTTTCTTTACAGCTTGCACTTCTGTTCAAACCGCATTAGTTGAGCCGACCTTTACAAGCTGCACAAAACGCATGATGCCTATGTGTTGGAAGTCTCATGACGAATGCCTTAAACAATACAATATCATTACTTGCAATAAAAGATATGTAAGATGTGAGAGAGAGGCTTACGGCACTTGTTCGGTCCGGGTTAAGGACATCCCTTTAACCCCGTCTTTCATTTACTAAACACAGGAGAAAAAACACTATGAAAAAAATCATAATTCCTTTTCTCATTATTGGCTTCTTTATCGGCTGTGATGTTTTGACGTCCAGTGAAAAAAAAATCATAATAAAAGAAAAGCCTGTTTATTATCCAGTGTATCAGTCCTATGGCGACTGTCTTGCTGATGTTCGGAAATTCTGCGCATTAGAAAGATGGCATTGCCTTAAAGACTTTTATTCTGGATACTGTAACAGAAAAAAAAGGGAGTGCTTGCACTTTGAAAAACAAAAGTGCTAATAAATACTCCACAAAAACAAAAAACCCGCTTGCGCGGGTTTTTTTGTGCCTATCTCCTGAAAACCATCAATAAAACATAGCCTATTTTAAACGATCTCCAGTCAAGTTATATCAGGTATCTATTTATTTGAGCCGGAACTAAGCTTTGGGACAAGCTTAGAGGCATCACCGGTTAAAGTCATTGATTTGCTTAGAACATTTTTTCCCAAAGTCAAGCCAGGGCTTAAAGACAGATTTAAAAGCCGCTTTTTACTTTTTCTAGTCGGGACTCTATAAAAGATGGATTTGTCAAAAGGCCTTCCCTTTTCAGAACTTGGATTTAAGAAAGCCTTTTCTCCTGGATACTTGTCAATAATGTATTCATTCAGGCCGCCGGCCTTTATGACTTCCTTTAAAAAGTTACTGTTAAAAGATTGCTTTGATTTATTTTGATTAAAATTGAAAGCAATTTTTATCAGCTGATCTATTGTGATGTCTTTTTTTGTTTCGTACTCAATGATTTTAAATTCCTGTCCCTGGATAATATAATCTTTAAGGTCTTTTAAAACGATATATCCAGAGTGACTGGTATCGTATAATTTCCGATTAGCATATTTCCATATTAAAATCGGCTTGTCTGATACTGTCATATAGTCACCTTTTCAATAGGCTCTGTTTTATCAAGCCATTTCCCCATTAAAAAATCAACAGATTCACCGGCGCGGTTTAACAGCTTAAAAAATAAGGTCTTATTCTCATTTAAAGCCTTAAAGTATTTTTTAAGGTATTTGCTATGATGTGTTTTATATTGAAAGTTAAAGTGTCTGCAGAGCATTGCACTTCCGAACTCTGCAATAATCTCCTCTTTAATGTACTCCTCATGAGTCGGTTTTTCCTGGAATCTGTCAAGTCGTGATTTATGTCCGGTCCAGTGAATCAATTCATGGAGTATTGTCATGAACCTTGAGTCTTCATTAGTGAAGCGGTCTTTTGGCAAAACATTGATATAGTCTTTTAAAGGGTGGTAAAATCCCATGACTCCCGGCTGTAATGCAATTGTTTCTTTTATGTCGGCATTGACCGCTTTAATAAAGTCTCCAACAGGAAGAGGGAGGATTTCAAGTTCTTTTTTATATAATTCAAAGTTACGAAAGCTTTCCATAGGAAAAACATAGCCTGTTTTAAACATTAAAAAACCCTTTTCTTTTTCAGGCTCTGATTGATTGCTTTCGGCTTTCTTTTTGTCCTTTTCTGCAATAAAATCCACGGGCTTTTCAAGCTGTTCCCGTGTCTTCTTTTCTTTAATAAACATGGGAATTGCAATCAGTAAAGCTTTACTCCCTTTTTTCATCTTTAAGCCCATATCGCGCGCTTGATGAAAGCCGATAACAGCGCCATAGTTACTCACACCGGGCAATAACCAGTTAAGCATGAAATTGTTAACGCCGGTATAATGTTTTTTTGTGTAGAAATTATGAATAGGATTAAAGTAATGACATTTCTCAAAAGGGATTTCTCCCTTTTCAAAGTCTTCCAGGACGCGATCCCGGATGTCCCTCATTAGCTCAATTGACTTCATGAATATATTCCCTTAAGTCTCTGTTTTCAATTGCAAGTTCGTCAATCCATTCCATTAAAATGGAGTCTCTGTTATACAGGCTTTTAATTTCTTTTTTGAATTTAAAAGATTGAATTAATAACCAGATTACTGATAAGGATAAAACTACGACTAGCCGTTTTATTAAATTCTCATTTCTCATAATTCACTCCCCCGGCCGTCACTGAAAGGATACATGACATGGCCTTTCTTTTCTGTATGCAAATAGCCGAAATAATGCAACATTTCATGAGCTATCAATAAAGTCATGTTCTCTCCCCGAATGTCTTTATCCTTATTGATGTAAAATAAAGAATAATCCTGTACGACTCCGGCCTCTATTAAATGTCCGGGAAAAGGGTTGTGGACAATCGGATTAACGCGGGCTTCAATTTCAGCGCTGCTTAAAATTTCAATCAATATGCCGTCATTCTCTGATAAAGAAACACGATCTCCTAGTTTAAAATTAATGAAGTCCATTGCCTGATATGCCGCTATCCTCTGATCGTAATTTAAATTAATGATATTAAAAACCCCGTACTCTAAAGGTTTGGCTTTTTGATACGGGACAAAACAGCCCGCCGCGCTTATTGCAAATAAAATAAATGGGATAAATGGGATAAATGGGATTAATTGTTTCATTTTATATTGCACTAAAAAAGTCTCCTGAAATGTGGTTATCAAAAGGACACTTTAACAGAGCTTTATACAGCGTGTCAAGTCTTTTTTATGCATATTGGCAAAAAATAAGACCTTTTAAAAATTACTGTCACCTGTTTCAGGGATTGACACGGCTGAAAGTGTTGACTGGTTGTGTTAATATGGGACAGCGTGTTATGAATGGGGTTTCGGGCATTGTCACTGTCACCTGCTTTGTCACGGCATTGACACGCCGACGATCTTAGCAAATAACTTTAAAGTTGGCTGAAAGGTGACAATGTGCTATTCTTTTAAGGTATTAAATGTCTATAAAGAAATAGGGCCTTATGACGCGTTGCGCATTAAGCAGAGACCCTTTTCCCATGTAGAAATGTTTGGAACTATTATTTTGTCACTTTGGTTATTGCAACAAAAGAAGCAGCGCGCGCCGCGTCACTCCCTATTCATAGGACGGCGCATCATTTAAGCTGTGACACGCCGCCGAAAGTGTTGCATTGCTATGTTGCATTGATGCAGTGCTTAATGGAGAGCCGCCTTTCTCCACCCCAGTGCGTGCATATCAGCGTCGATTTTAACCAGTTTTCTGGCAAGCTGAGCTGAGCTAGGGTTAAAGCCATAGATAGCCTTAAAAACGCTGTATTGATTAATAAAGCTTGTCTTATTGTCATTAAGCAGCCTTGTTATTTCCCTCTTAAAGAGGCTATCTTGCCGGGCTATCATATCGTCTATCATACTGTCTCCCTGTGGTTATGTGACTTAAGGCTTTATTATATGCCAATGACTGCAGCGTGTCAAGCCTTATTTATTATGTTGCAATGCAGACTGTGGCTTGTTGCGCTGTCCTTGTAAAATGTTGCATTAAGCCCTGGATATAGAGAAAGGAATTAAACTTTTTTGCCACAGGAAACAAGAGACATTGAATTAAGGAAGGGAGTAGGGGGGGGATTTTTTCGTCGGAGCGGTAGTCGTTTCTTCATGCCACCCCGCGCCCTGATGCCTGGTTAAAATTCCATGAAAAATTTTTCCTTAAAAAATTCATTACAGCATTAGGCCGCGCTGTGTCATATTATAAAATTTTGGGGTTGACTTAAGCGTTCGCGTGTCATATAAGGGTGTTCACTGGCAATCGCCAAATTCAATCCTTTCCTTGTGGTTATTGAAAGATTGAGGCTACAAAACAGTAGGGCTGGAAGGCTCTGCTGTTTTTGTGTTATGCTTCGGAGAATGTCTGAAGAGAGAAAATATCAGAACGCATTGGCTGTGGTGGAGAAGCTTCCTGAGAAGGGGGGGAGGGCTTTTGATTACCAGGAATTTAATGCGGATTTGGCTGGGGAGGTATTGGAGTTGGTTGCGAATGGCGGTTCTTTGATAAGAATTTGCAAAATGGAGGGGATGCCGGGGATTTTAACTGTCAGGATGTGGGAGATTAAGGTGCCGGAGTTCGCAAGGCAGATGCGTGTTGCGGAGGCTTTGAGGGGGAAATTTCAGTATGAAAAGCGGGCGGCTTTATTGGAGGATGTTGAGAAGGAGATTTACAAAGAGACCAAGAAGGGTAAGAAGTACATGGATATGGGGGCTTTTGACAAGTTCATGAAGCACAGTGAGAGGTTTAGCATGGTGGGAGATCGGGAACAGGATTTATCTTTGCGAAGGGCGGGCGAGGCGAAGAGTCGGAAGGACGGCGCGCCATCCAGCGCAGCCGGGGGCGTGCCGAAGATTGAGATTAAGAATCCATTCAAGACGAATGAGGAAGTGGATTTGGAGCAGTATCGCGTGGAGAATTTTGACCATTTGGAGGGAGAAGAGGGCGCGGGTTAATGTTTGGGAGTCAGCATTTAAATGAGTTCGACATAAAGCCTAATATGTCCGGGATGGACATTAAGGATATGTGGGATGTTGACGGGATACGGGATAAGGCGAAGAAGGGGAATTTTGAGGCATTTGATTTCAGTGGGTTTAAGCCATTCATTTTACAGGTGGGGAAGTATCAGAGGATTGAGAAGCGGCCCTGGGTGTACAGGGCGCAGATTATAGAGCCAAGGCGGGCGGGCAAGACGATTTTCAATGTAATTTATTTAATCATCAAGTCGTTGGAGAAGTTATCCACGACGAAGTTTCCATTTTTAAGGTACGGGTTGATTTATCCTGACTTGACTCAGGCGAAAGAGGTGGCTTGGGATGCTTTTGAGTATTACACGCGCGGGTTTCAGAGGGATATAAGGAAAAATCAGGGGCATATTGATGTTTATTTGAGGAATATGGGCGGCGAGATGACAAAGATCATGTATCGGTTGGTTGGGTTGAAGAATTACGACAGTCGGCGGGGTGGTTTTTATGATGGTGCGATATTGGACGAAAAAAAAGATATTCCTTCCGGGTTTAAGCCGATTATTAACCCAATGGTGAGTGACCCGAGTCGGCAGCCTACTTTTTTATTTAATACCGGGACGCCGGACGACAGTGATGATTTTTGGGGGGATTATGATAATTGGCGCGCGAAGGAAATGGCGGGAGATGACAGGTATTTTACATTTTGGACTAATTATGAGCTTTTGAAGAAGATTGGCGGGATTGAGCGGGGGTATTTGTCAGAGCATGACTATATGTTGGCGACGGAGGGCATGAGTCAGGCGGAGATTGACATTGAGTATGGTTGCAAGAGAGGGGTTAAGACTGGAGCGAGTTTTTTTGGCGATTTGGTAAGGGTGGCGGAGGAGCGGAACAGAATAAGGATGATTGAGGACATTGAGGACGAACAGAAGATTGTTTGCAATGACATAGGTTCCACGAAGAAGGATTTATATGCTTTATGGGTTTCGCAGTACAATCGGTTTAACGGGGCGATTGAGGTGATTGATTATCATGAGATGCCCAAGGCGACGGAGGAGAAGGTTGTTCAATGGTTACTGAAGAAGCATTACAATGTCAAGCAGATGATTTTGCCGTGGGATGCTGCGGTTGGTATGACCACTCCGGTTCAGAATTTTCAACGATTAATGCCCAACACCAGGATGACCCCTTTGCCAAAGCCGGCGAACAAAATGGAGAGAATAAGTTCTTTACGGCGGTGTTTTAAGCGCTTTCATTTTGATTTGCGAAACACTGCGCGGGGGATAATTTGCCTGAAAAGGTATTCCAAGGTTTGGGATCGAAAAAACAAGGTTTATTTGGTGAAGCCGAAACATGACGAATACTCCCATGGAGCTGACGCTTTGACCTATTATGCGCAGGCTTTAGAGAGGGATCAGGTGGATTTGACATCCGGGAAGATTGGTGATAGGGGTGTATCAAAGAGCAATGCGTCAGATTATGAGCCAATGTTAGACTGGCATCAGGGCAGTAAGGACGCTTTATTTGCCAATGCTCAGGTTCAGGAGTCAAGACTTTGGTTGGGGGAGGGGCTTTGAATGGGCTGGTTTAGTGATGTTATCGATATGTTTACGCTGAGCCCTCAGAAAATTCCAGTGGGGGGCCGTTCAATAGCCAAAAGATACAGGACAGGGACTAAAAATTTTCGTTTTGATTGGGAATCCCCTGAAGACAGGGATTTGCCGGAAGTAAGTGGCGATCCGGGGAGAGACAGGGGCCGGCGAAGGGAGAGGGAAACCGGTAGCACAAGGGATATTTCAGCGATAAAGCGGGCGGATGAAGAAAACAGGCAAAACAGAGAAAGGACGCAGGTCCGGGAAAGCGCGATATTAAATGAGAATTTTTCGAGCATAGTGGAGGGGTTAAAGGATCAGTATAGTTTAAGGGAGAGGGAGCTGAAGACTCAGATTGACCAGTTAATTGACATCAATTTAAGCTATCAGAGGCCGGCCATAATTCAGACTTTATTTCAGAAAAAACAGGCTCAGAGTTATCTTCCGACCAGCATCAGGACCGACAGGGGGGCTGTGGGGGGCTTATGATAAATAACAGCCATTACGATCCTAGCAATAAAAAATTTTATTACTCTGCTGTTCAGTTGCGGAACAAGCTGGACAGTTTAATTACTGACAGGTCGGGGCTGAATTGGTTTTGGAATAATGTTTTGAATCTGGTTCGTCCTTCCAAGCAGGCATTGGATTATTATTCCAATCGGGTAATGTCGGGGGCTCCTGACCTTAATTACAGGAACATTCCTAATTTCATATACGATAATCAGGGCTCAGTTAATTCTTTATTACTTGCAAGTTATCTTCACAGTAATTTAACCAATCCGCATGACGAATGGATGACTTTGCAATCCAATATAAGCCCTTCCATGGTTTTGCTTTCCAAAAAACTTTCAGCTTTGGGATTGGAGGTAGGGGTAGGGGCAGAGGATCAGAGCGAAGAGGAAAAGGAATACATACAAAACATATTGATGCAGGCTTGTGGAGATCAGATGCATTTAACATGGAGGGGGAGCAATTTTCATCAAGAAATCTTTATGTTTTACAAAAGCCTGGTGGATATTGGAACAGCTTGTTTAGGGGTGTTTTCCCAAAAGAGAGGGTTTGATGAGCAGAGCGAGCTTTCTTTTGTTTTTAAGGATATGAGGGATGTGTATTTTGCGCAGGACAGTTTTGGATTCCCGAATCATGTCTTTGCTATTTATAAATGGACCGCCCGCGAGGTGATTGATTATTTTGCAAGGGGGTGGTCTGAGCAGGATATTCTTTCAGTTTTTAATGACAGAATTTTAAAGGCTTATAAGAATTGGTCTGATGATATTTTCACTTTTGTTCATGCTGTTTATCCTGATTATAGTCAAAAAGAGAAATTTCTTTCCAGTTATTTCATGTATGAGTATAGCCCTGCTCCGGCGGTGGCTTGGCAGAAGGGATTTTCAAGGAGCAATAATTATGGGAACTTTTTTCTTAAAAATGAAATTATTAATTATAATCCATATTTGATAAGCCGTATTCGAAAAGAAGGGATGTTTGGGGTAGGCTTTAGTGCTGAGGCTTACCCTCTTTTAATTCAGGTTCAGGACAGCCAGCGAAGCATAATGATTGGCTCAAAAAAGAATGTTGAACCGGCGGTAAATGTTCCGGGAAGCAGGCTTGGGCAAAATTTCAGCACAGCTCCTAACGCTAAAAATCCTATGGAAATTTTTGGGAATCAGTTGGTTAGCGTAGAGCCTTCCATGTCGCCTGTAAACATTAAGGACTTGGTGTTTTCCAAGCAGGAATTAAAGATGGAGATTGATAAGATTTATCTGATTGACAAGATTATAATTGAGCAGACAAAGAGAGACAGGACGGCAACGGAAGTGGAAAAAAGAACAGGGGAAGAGATAAAGATTCTCTCTCCTTTTGTAGGAAGTTTGGAGGCTGAATTTTTAAATCCTTTGGGGAGGATTACTTTTAACATTTTAAAAAACAAAAGGGTTCCTTTTGTCAGTGACATATTTAAAAGGTTGGCAAAGACTGATTTTGGGTTTAAATATGTCAGTGACATTGCCATGGCACAGACTTATAAAAAAGTGCAGAGGTTAATGGAATTATGGACTAGAATGACACAAATGGCGGAAAAAGACCCGGAAGCCAAGTTACAAGTTGAATGGGGTGAAGTGGCTAAGCTTATCCGGGCTAATATGAATGTTAGCCGTTTGATAGAAAAAAGTCCACAAGCTTTCAAAAAGGATCAGGAAGCAATGAAAAAGCAGTTGCAGCAAGCTCAGCAAAGTAATATGATGTCTAATATGAAAGATATTGGCTCAGGATATAAATCGCTACAAGAAGGCGAAGAGGCCAGGTTAAGAATTGAAGGGGTAGCTTAGTGGACGATTTCAAAAAATTGGAAGGTTTTTCTCAGCCTGACTTACAAGTAGTGATAGGATCGACTGTCCAAAAAATTTCACAAAAAGATTTAATCCTTGATAAGTTAAATGCTATAAAGGCAATGAAGGCTTTAATGAATACTTTAATCTGGCGGGAATGGGAAGGGGTGACTTTAAATTTTAACTTCAAACAATCAAATGAGTTTTTGCAGTTTATGGAAGGGCAAAGGTATTTTATTCAGGGAATGAAAAATTTATTAATTAGTGAGAATTTACTAAAAGCGCAATTGAATAAACCTGCGGTGAATTCTCAGGAAAATCTTTAATAAGGAGAAAAAAATGGACACAGGAACAGGCGGAACATTTACGGCGCCAATTCAAAATAACAACATTCCTCCTTTGATAGAGCAGACAGGTCAGCCGGGACAATATCATGTTTCCCGCCCGGCGCAGGGAAATAATTTAATGTATCCTGGTACCCATCAATTGTTGCAGCAGCAGCAACAAAGAGCTCCTGGGTTTCCTGGCGGCGGCTTCCCTCCTCAAAACCAGTTTCCTCAACAGCCGCAGTTTCCTCAAAACCAGTTTCCTCAACAGCCGCAGTTTCCTCAAAACCAGTTTCCTCAA